GTTCATGCCGTAGTAATAGAATCTTAATTCTAAACTCTGCTAGGTGACCCTCTTTGATAAGTCTATCAGTCTTGGTTACCTGAGCACAAGGACCAAACAAACCTTCTAGCACCCACTTGTGTGTAGCAGACCCATCGAGTGTGCCTGTAAAACCAAAACGATACTTTGCCTGGTGTAACTTTGTCATGATGCCAGTCAGTGACTTAGACTTAAACTGGTGTGCCTCGTCACCGATGACACATTCAAAGTCATCAAAGTATCTCTTGGGGAATTTATAGATAGACTGCCAAGTTGAGATGACTACTTCCCTGTCAGTATTTTTATCTTTACCACCATATACTTTGTGGCAATACTCATCTACATCCCAACCATAGTCAGCAAAGTCAGAATACATCTGCTCCACCAATGATGTAGTAGGCACAATGATAAGGATACGTTTCTGTTGTGCAACGTAGTAACGCACCAGAGAGTAAATCATCAGAGACTTACCAGATGCTGTGGGAGACAACAGAAGTTTGCGGTGATTCTTCAGTGCCTCATATACTGCCTTGTATTGGTAGTCTCTTGGTTTGTGCTTAACACAAATTTTATTCATGAAATACTTAACACCCTCAAGAGAAACGAGTGGGTCTTTGTCATCTACATTACCGTAAAACTTATTGTCTTCAAAAGACAAGTCATAGTTTTTAATCGATGCCCATTCTCTGAGGTGCTCTGCTAGTTCACAATACAATTACCCCGGGCACGGATAATACAACCGAATCTTGCCATCCCACATTTTGTTGCGGTAGAGTGGCATGAATTTTGCATTGGGCACATCAAAGGTGAAGTAGTCAGACAACTCCATGTGGATAGCAGGCTCCGCATTGATGGTCATGAAGACCTCATTCTTTTTCTTGATTGAAATACTCATCTCAGTTTCCGTTAATAAACTTCTCCCACTCAATAGCGTTTTTAATTTGGAAACTTCTATTCGATACCATCTTCAAGACATTATCAAGATAGAAAAGCGCCTTGTTAATAAACTCTATCTTCATCTCAATGTTAATTAAATCCTCATCCGCTTCTAGATAGACTTTCATCTTCTCGGATGTTTTGATTGTTTGTCCAAAAGGTTTTTCCTTATAGACTTCAGGGTCTGCTTCTCCTTGGTAATACTCTCGTTTGTCTCTGACTTTAATTCTGTATTGAAACTCCAACGCTGTTTTTTCTGAAGAGAAATCGTTGTAGTAGTTTAAATATTTATTGTGTTGATATGGAATGCCAAGAGACAACTGTGCTAGGTCTTCCGTGTATTGCTTGCTTTTAAACTGGAAGTCAACCTGTGAGTCTTCTTGCCATTGTGCTTTTACATTATCAAAGAGGGTTTTCAATTCAGCAAATTTCATAGTTTAGTATTCAAAGAGTTTCGTAATTCAAAACTGGTGTATTTAAAAGTCACTTGTGCAGTGAAATATTCTTGCTCCTGGTCTCCTACATCAAATTGGATGTCCGATAGTGACACAGGAAATACATTCTCGAAGTTGCAGTATGCAGCGATGTTATAGTTACTAGTTGTAATCTCTAGTCTAGCATTAGAATACTGTGCTTCTTCATCGCTGTGCTCTTCATAAAGACCATTCTTTCTAATCCAATTGTAGATGCTGGAATAGTTTGCTAAGTCTTCATCGATGATGAATGTAACTTGTAAATCACCTGACTCAATACCACCAGCAGCTGCTACGGGAAAAGACCTGAATCTGGTCGGGACTTCAGTGAATGGTAGGGTAAGGTCGGGGATGTTGGCACGCTGGCAGAAAAACTCTACGCCAGGAAATATCTCCAAGTCTAATCGGAATCCGACTGGAGCGAGAAAGTTTCTATTCTTAGGTTGCTCTGAATACCACTTACTCTGTGCCATTGTGTTTTATTTTTATTTAGGTCATAAAAAAAGACCCCCCTTTCGGGAGGTCTGTGTGGGGGGGAAACCAACGACTGATATCAGTTGATGTTGGTGATTTGTACTCTTCTGTAGTACTGGTTGCTGTTGGCATTCATTGACTCGCCAGCAGGTGCGGAACCGAAGTTGCCATCTGCGGTGACGAATGGGTTTGCGACCATGCCGTAGCGGGTCTTGAAGCCAATCTTGGGCTGGAAGGTGTCCTGACCGATGGAGCGGACCATCTGGAGGGGGACATATGGGCAATAGAAGAGACCTGCATCGTAAGGTGAGGTGCCCTTGTAACCCATGGTGTAGTAGTGCTTCGAGTTGGTGCTCTGGGTGTAGGAAGGACCACCGAATGGGTCGATGAAGACCTTAACACGACCGTTGAGGGTGCCAGCGAAGACGTTACCAGTGTCATCAACACTCATTGAGGTGCTGAGAGCAGGAGCGTAGTCAAGAGCGCCAGTGAGGTTGAGAGCGGAAGCAACGTCTGCGGAGCAGATGATGAAGTTGCCCTTACCACGACGGGTTTCTTGAGCGATTGCGTTTGCATCGCGGTCAATCTGGAATAGAAGACCCTTGAATTTCTCTGCCATCCAACGACCGTTAGAGTCAACGTCGAGGTCGAAGGTGCCAGGAGTTGCAACGTTGTGCTGAGCGCCAGGCTTAGCAACGAAGTATACGGTGCGAAGGATTTCGCGGTTGATTTCAGCAAGAATCTCAGAGGAGAGAATGTTTGCTAGCTCTTGCTCAGCGTCAAGACCATGGATTGCCTTGAGGTCTTGTGCAAGCTCTAGGGTGTATTCTGCCTTGAGTGCTCTTGACTTAGCAGTCACCGAGGTCTTCTCGATGCTGAATGCCATCTCGCGGAAGAGACGATTAGCTTCGCCAAGACGCTCAAGGTCTTCGCGTGCCATCTTAGAGCCAAGCTCGTAAGTGCCAGCAGGGGAGTCGTTGAGGACTGCAGGGTTGTTACCCTCCATGTCGCCGCCTGTACCTGCCTGGTTACGGACTGCATAGTCGCCCTGGTTAGCGTCGTAGCCACCAGAGAAACCTGCATCAGGCTCGTTGTATAGTGCCTCTTCGCCGCCTTGATTCTCGTACTTAGCCTTCATTGCGAAGATGAGACCTGTAGGACCAGACATAGGCTGGACGCCGCAGATGTCATAAGCAACGAGGTTAGGCATTGCACGACGGATTAGGCTGATGAGCACAGGGTCGAAACCAGCGATAGCGCCAGTCGATGCTGCTGCACCAGTCATGTTGGAAGCGCCAGCGAAGTTTACTGCAACTTCGTTAAGGACGCCGCGCTCTTCGCGCATGAATTTTTCTTGGTTCTCAAGGATAACAGCGGTAACAGCCTTTCTATGTGAATCGGTGATCTCATCGAGACCCGAGTGGTTAAGAACAGGTGCCCACTTTTCCTGGAGAGATTGTGCGTTAAACATTTTTAACTCCGAATGTTTTTAGGAAAATGGGTTGACGTAATTATTTAGACTTCACTTCCAGCGAGCGATTGCATCCATGTATGCCTGCATTTGAGCAGACACATCGGTTGCTTCACCTTCGACTGGGGTTTCATCGGTAACTTCTGCCTTAGGGGCAACTTGCTGAGGGAAGTATGACTCTCTTAGAGTCTTGAGTTGCTCGCGGAAAGATTCCTCGGAAACAAACTCTACACCTTCTGCAAGAGAAGCTAGTTTTTCTTTCTGGGTATCAGCAAGACCTTCGCTCATCTCTTTGGTGAGGATTGTCTTGGTATGGCCAGAGAGGCGATTATTTAATTCAATGTTGCGCTCAACCTGCTCGTTAAGGCGCTGTTCCATCTCACAAAGCTCTTGATTCATACCTTCGACAACATCAACTTTGTCGGCGGGGATATCAAGATAGTTTTCTTCAAAGACTGTTTTGAGACCAGACATGAAGTTTTCAGCGATTTCAAGCTTGAGACCTGAATCGATGGCAACAACATTCTCTTCTAGCCAATTCTGGATAGCATAGTTGAGTGTCTCATCTACTTTCTCAGCGAGAGAAGTCTTCATCGCTTCGACTTCTTCTGCGAGCTTAGCAGCATACTGCTCTTGGATAGAAGATACTTGCTCAGTAATCTTCGCCTTGACTGCAGCTTCAAAGATTGTCTTTGCTTTATCTTTGAAGGTCTCGGAGATTACTTCGCCTTCTACTAGAGCATCGATGTCCTCTTCAGAGGAGTAATCGATTTCTTCCATACCAAATACTTTGGTATTGTTAGGACCACCAGGAATTTGATAACCTGATGACTTAACTACTGGTGCTGGGTCCTGATGCTTATCGCGGGTGACGTGACCGTCATCCACTTTCTTGTTATGCTTAGCAGCCTTTTCGCCAGGGTTATCCTCACCCTCAGGTTTCTCATAGGTGGACCCACCATTATCTTCCACGGACTGACCAGGGACTACAGAAGGTGGGAC